CCATTACAAATCCCCTACCTACAAATCTCCAGATAGGTACATCTGTTGTGGCATCCCAATAAAGGTTAACAGCTAAGCCATCTTCTACGTCATAAGTAACTTTTTTAATTGCTACTTTAGTAGGTTTTTGTGAGTTTAGGCCTGTAGAATTAACTGAAGCAAGAAGTGCTGGGTCAATTAATGTAGCTAAACTTACGTTACTTGTATCTAAAAGTCCTACTAACTTAACAACTAAATTACGTTCACTATCAACTAACGTTTGAATCTGAACTGAATTAGCCATGTTATTCTCCTATTATCTTGTAACTTCAGTAGATGCTAGGATGTAATCAACAGTTAATGTATCTGTAGCTGTAGGAGTAATTTGCATTACTGGGCCTAAAGCAACACTAGTTAAAGTTGTACCTGAAGTACCAATTGTTGGAGCATCAACTCTAGCTACTAAAACATTATTATTATAAACTAATAAATCTACACCATTAAAATAAAAACCTAGTTCAAGGTATGTATCAGCTGCTGCTGTTGCAACACCTGTTACTAATGTAGTTGCTGTTGAGCCTACTGTAGAAACTAAGTTAACTGAAGTTGAAGATGCTGCTTTAGCAAACCATAAACCATTAGTTGTTGCTGAACCATTTCTTAAACCTACATAAAAAGCTTTAGTACCTGATACTGCTGAAGCTTTAATTCTTGTTGAGAACCATACAGCATTACCAGCTACAAAAGCTAAATTAGATGCTGTTTTATAAGCAGCTGTAGCTGTAGTTGTACCACCTGGTGTTAAAACTGCAATACCACCATTACCATCTGCAAGAGCAATAGCTGAGCTAGTACCTGTTACAGTATATTCTGCAACTGATTCTGTAAAATCATTTGCATACTGAGCAACACCTGTTAAACGTGAGCCACTTGAAGTAAATGGACTTGGTAATGGATAATCACCCATTAAATACTGTGCATCATTTGTAGATACACCATTTGAAAATCTTGTTGGATTTGACATATAAATCTCCTTTGACGTTGTATGTTATAACAACGCTTATCTCTAAGCGTCATCAGAGAACAATAAATTATTTACCCTTTTTGACAGGTGGGCGTTTACCTTTTTTTTCTTGAATTGGGTATGACATATAAACTCCTTAGATAAAGATTGGAGGAGCATTTTAAGCCCCTCCCGCCTTTAATTAAGTCCTAATTAAGGACCGTTAACACCATAGATTGCTCTAGGATCTGTCCAACCAAAGCTATATCTTTCGTAACCCTTAGCCTTAGCATTCATTGTATCAAAATCATTGTCTTGATCAAATTGAATACCAACGCGGCTATAGTACTTAAGACCGTTTTGGATGTTAGTTCTAACAAACCATGCATTTGGTGATGTTAAGTAGTGGTTCATTACGATACCTTCTGGTAAAGCATTTGTCGCTACTAAAACGTTCACTGCATTGTTTGCTGTTGATGGTGTATATGCTGACTTAAGAATACGATGAGCATTCCAGAAGTTTTGACGAGCAACGATTAAGCTTCTTGGCATAACATTGATCAAAAGACCACGGTCATTTTGGAAACCCATGATTGCTGTTAAAGCATCTTCTAAAGAAGCTTCTGACAAATCAGCAGCAACTGTAGGAGCGTTAGCAAATGTACCACCAGATGTGTTAGGGTGTGCTGTAGAACATAATTCAACACCGTCACCACCTTTGTATGTAGAATTAAATGCACGGTTGTAGATGTTAGCACCAACGTTTTCTTTCGTTTGACGGAAAGACATTGCTAATGCAGCAGATCTACGACGTGATACTTGTTCATACAAGTTGTCATCTAATTCTTCTTTTGTTACGATATAACCCAAAGCGTAAGCAATGTGTGTATAACGTGTTGTGAAACCTTGAATTTCTGAATCGTATGCAACGCCAGAACCTTCGGATTTAACTGGAGCTAAACCGAAACCTGTAAGTTGAACATCTTCTTCATAGTTCATTGAGGATGTGTCACTGTCAAACAATTGAGAATATTCTTCTTTATGTTCGTCATAGACTTGACCCCACCATGCTTTGATCCCTGGCCATAGAGCCTTTGGATGTGAAGCGGTTGTTATAATACCAGCCATGTTATATTCTCCTTATTAAGCCGTGCCAACTGGGTTGAGGAATTGATGCTTGTTCCATTTTACCAAAGCTTGAGCATAGGCACCAGGTTCATTATTAACTGCTTGAACTAGGCCAATGATTTGTAATGGTAAAGCTAATGAGCCAGAAGACGCAATAGCTAAGAATGAAGAAGCATTCAATACTGTGTTTGATAGCGGAGCTGATTGAGCAAGAGTTGTTTGGTTAGCTGTAATAGTTAAACCAGCATTCTTGAATACGTCAGCAGCAGCTACACCTGTAGCATCACCTGTTACTTGGAAAATAACTGCTGGATCATCCACTACGTAAACGTAGCGAGTGCCAGAATTAAGAGGCAAGTAGATTGTATTAAGAGCCAATGTAGTACCTACAAGAGATACACCTGGATCTGATACGCGGATACCTACGATAACACCAACTGGTGTATCAGTAGTAAGCGCTTTTGTTGCGTAAGGGACACCATTTGCATCGCTAGAACCTGCAACTTTAACAACGTCGCCAATAGCGTAAGTGTTAGTACCGTCGTTAGCGATAGCATAAAGGCGACCCTGTTCGTTGTACGCAGCACCAGTAATTGTTCCTACTGGGCTAAGTCCACGAGGGGTATTTGCGTTAGCCATTTTTATTTCCTTTTAGAAATTAAGTTTATGTTTTGTAGTTAATACCACCCTTAGGAGTATAAAAACCATCAGAACTTGTACCGTCCTTAACGTTTACACCACCACGGATTGCATCGTCTACGCGATCATTTCGTTTTTGTAACTCTCTTTGATCTTCTTCCCACCATTCTTGTTTCATTTTTAACAAGTAGCCGTAAAGACCATCACCTTTCTCACTTGTACCGACGAGGTATCTTACCTTTTCTCCTAAATCTGTATTACCAGATGTAACACTATCCTTTACTCCGCCAACTTCGTCAGGAGTTACAAACTCCCATCCTCCATCTATTGCGGTTTGGATACGACCAGGTTCATCATTAAAGATGTGTAGTACATATCCAGGGATTTGATGATTAACAGTTAACTTAGCTTGAGTGCCATTAAAAACATTTCTAACACGTTCACGTGTAGGGCGTTCTGTAGTAGTTCTAGTAAGTGCCTGTTCTTTTTTCTCTTCAATTGTTAATGCTTTTGCCATAATTGTTCTCCTTAATTCCAGTCGTAACTATCTACGTATTCTTGTTTAGATTTAATCCATCCATTTTTAATGAATCGATCACATGCTTGTTTTGCGTCATCAGGTAAGTTATCATAAGACTTTTTACCAGATGATGCACCTCCTCTAACACTACCAGTAGAATCTACTGCGCTGCCTTTGGCTTTATTGCCTAAAGCTTTGTGAGGAAAATACTCCACAATCTTTTCGTCAAGCTTATCTAAAAAAGCACGACCAGTAAGGTGAGGGAATTGCTTACGTACGGATGCTCCTAGTCCATTAGCCATATCAGTCATTTCAGTATCTTGACCAAACCACTGATTTCTGCCTAACCAACTTTGTAAATCTGGATCATCAGGTACACTTGCTTGAGCTTCAGTTTTAGGTGTTGGTTCTGGCTTTTTAGCCGCTTCCGCTTTAGCCTCTTTCTGAGCTTCTTTTAATGAATCGATTTGGTCGTCAATATCAACTACCGTATCGCCATCCCCTGCTGCAATTGCTTCCCGTTTTTTAGTCTTTAACTGAGCTATTTGAACTTCATACTCAGCTGACTTACGTTCAAAAGATTCTTTTTGGAACTTCTTAAACTCTTCAACGGATTCTTTAATGCTGTCAATTTCTTTGGCTTTTTCATCCAATTTTTTCATTAAGAGTTCATTGTTCTTACGAAGAATAGGATTAATTTCTTTACCACGTTTTACAAATACTTCTGCATCTACCCAATCAGACTCTGATCCTCTAAACTCTTCTTTAGGAACCCAACCAAATAAACGGGCTTCTTTTTCAGTTTGTGGATCTATCTGTTGAACTTCTTGCTGCGTACTTGCTTCTTGTTGCTCTACTTGTTTTTCTTCTGACATTTATTTTCCTTTAATCGACTATTGCTACAACATCTAAATCGTTTATGATTCGGTATTCTTTTTCGTCAGCTCCATCATAGATTAAGCCTGAGTACTTACCAAAGATTACATGGTCACCTTCTTTTGCCCAAGGGCTTGGTTGGTCTAACCATGCACTATCGCCAACTTCAACAATAGTACCTTTTAGCTGTGCTAGTCTTTCCCTATCTCTGTTTTCACCGACTGACAAAATAATACCGCTTTGTGTTACTTCTTCCACTGGATCTGGGAGTATTAAAACTCTGTGACCCTTTGGGTGAATTCCACTAGTATTTTGCATCTTCTCTTGCTCCTTCTACTAAATCCTCATAAGTTACACTAAGGATATTTAATATTGCATTACATCTACCTCTTATTTCATTCTCATCAGAACTCAAACCTCTGATAAGTTGCTCTTTCATGTATTCCCTATCGTTATGTAGGGCTTTCTTCAGAGCCTTGGTTACTGGGTTGTCCACCCATTCCAAGAATTCCTGTTGCGTTATTGTCATACTCTACTGCTCCCTCGGTTGCTTTCATCATTAACTCAATAGACTTCATGATACCTTCTTGATGAGCTTTAGCAGCACCTAACTTAGTTTGTAGCATAGCGATGTCATGACCTGCTTTAACACCTCCAGCTTCTTCTAGAGCTTTGGCTGCGTCAGCTTCCATCTTAAGAATCTTAGCCTTGTTTAGTTCAGCCTCTTGTTGTAACTTCATGACACCAAGTTTAAACTTAGTTTCAAGTGAAAGTTTACGTTCTTGGGCTTTAATTTGCTCAACTTGAACCTTAACATCTGGACCGCTTTGGATAGCGTTAGGACCTTGAGGATCAGGTAAAACATCTTCAATGTTAGGTATCTTGAGTGCTTCAAGATATCTACGCATAACTTTATATGTATTAAATCCTGGTACTGTAAGAGCTGTTTGTTTTAATGTCTCAGCTTGCATAATACGTTGTACGTCAGATACAATATGTGGATCAGCAGATGGTCTTAGATCAATAGATGAACCATCATAGTCTGTTTGTAAAACTGCATTACCACCAAATTTAAATTCTTCAGGTAAGTAAAGTTGATTTAAACGGTATACTTTACGTAACTCTTCATTAAGAGATCTGTAAATACGTTTAAAGATACCTGCAAATACTTTCATACCTTGTTCTGCCATAGTACGTGATGTTTCTGCAGGAGTATTTTGACCTACATTTTCACCTACCATAATGTCTGTAGAGCCTACAATTCTTTCACCATAGTTAACAAGTGTTGTTAATAATGTGTAAAGAACTTGTGAAGGTTCACGAACAGGTAATGGGTAAATACCTTTAGCTAAATCTTCACCAGTTGAATCAACATGCTTCCACTCCATAGGAGCAAAATTATAATTGCCTCCCCTAATTTTAATTCCCCTTGAGAGGAATCCGCCAGCAGTGTTAGCCATAGTGCCAGCATCAACAAGTTGGTTAATAATTGTATTGATAGATTCATTAAGAGGTCCTAATAGAATACCAAATCCAATATCATAGAAACCACCATCTGGTGATGGAATAAATGAATATTTAGTAAAGTATGACTCAGGTCTGATATTTATGATCTCACCTTTGCCATTACGTTTAATAGATGTTTCAAAGTAGTTTGCAACAATACGAACTACTTTACGAGTATCTTTATGTACTGTAATGATGTATGGCTCTTTAAAACCATCACCATCTAAATCTTCCCAACGATGTTGTTCAATAAACTCAAAAGGTGTACCAGGATCTGATTGAGGCTGGTTAACTCCTTGAGCAAGGTCTTGAGCTTGACTTAGATCATCCTCTTGAATAGTTTGTTGAGGTCTAAGTTTAAAGTCTTCACACCAAATACCACGACGTTGTCTAGATAAAACATCATTAGCTGATAAGTAAAGAATATGTGATTGACGATTACAATCTTTTAAATTCTTTGTCCAATATGAAACAACAAAGTCTTTAGCTAAAACGTTTTCTGAAATAGGATGATCTTCATTAAAGTCCCAGTAAGTTTTCTTAAATGCACAACCTACGATAGGTACTGTAATAAGAACCTTATCCATTTCACTTTCCCAATTCTCATCTTGTTTGAGTAATTGGTAACTCATGTGTTTTTCTACACGTTTATTTTTATCTTCATATTGTTTGACTTGATTTTCATCTAAACTAGACGAATAATCACAATCAACTTTAACTAGATCTTGACTAGGAATTAAAGCAGGATAAGCTCTGCTATGAAACTGTAATGCTGCAATAGTTACTAATGGAAATTTAATATTAGATGCATTAGTCCATGGGAATGATTTAGCTTCTGCTACTTGAAGAGCTAGCTTCATAGCATTTTCTACACGTTTTTCCCATTGACTACGTGATTCTTTATCTAAATTAAACTCATTAATTACACGAAACCCAATAGTAATTAGGTCTCTATCATCTAACATATCAGCAATGTTAGGTGAATTAATAATCTTATTAATATTTAATTTTACGTCTAGTTCCATTTAGTATCCTGTTATTTGTGAACGTCCATCATTTGTTGAAGCACGCTTAGCCATTTGATATTCATACTCTTCCTCTTCTTCAGGAGAATTAGCATCTTGTACTTGGTCAACAATAAGACCTAACCAACTTAATGCATCTACCTGGTCATCATTTCTAGCTTTAGGAAAGCGAATCATCTCTTCTTCTAGATCTGGATACCAAGGAGCACTTTTATCAAACTTAACACCTCCTGCTTTAAATCTAGCTTGGAATGATCGTGCTCTAGTTTGTTTATCTTTTGTAGGAGTCATTGGAAACAGACTCATGTATTCTTGTCTAGCTAACTGCTCTCTTCTTAGAATAGGACCTAGAGCTTTTTCAATAGCTCCTCTTTCTGTTACAAAGTATTGAGGTTGAAACTTCTTTTGTACTGCAAACATTTCTTCGACAATCTCTAAGGAATCCCATCTTCCTCTTCGAATGTCTATTATGTTCATAATACCATCGGAATCAATACCGCCAATAGCAATGACAGTATAATCGCTACGTTCTCTAGTTGATATAGCAAAATCAACTGCAGCGTAGTAAGTAAGTTTTTTTTCTTTGTGTTTGATTGCATCTAGTGTAAACTTTGGTATCTCAATAAACTCAGTACGTTTAAAGTAAGCTGTTGACTCATCAATTGGATAGTTTAAAAACTCTTGTGCATATACTTCAGGGATACCCTGTTTAGTATAATCTTCTTTCTTAGTTTGAAAGAACTCTGCATTATATCTGTCAGCCCATAGTATGTGCTGGTAATCTTCTGAGTGAGCTCTGTATCTTACAGATCTCCACTCTACACGTTTACGTGTTGAATAAGTTTTTAATGGCTCAACTTTAATATGATCGCCATCATAATCGGGAGGCATAACACGATTGAGTAAGGAATCGAGATGTAACACAGTTCCCACAACACGTACAATACCATGCTGAGACCGACAAGGAAGAAGTGCAGCATAAAACCACCTTCTGAATTTTTCACGTCTGTCTTTTGATTGTACTTGTTCATCGCCTTCAAGATCATCACATATAATTAAATCAGGTCGACGTTGATCCCACTTGAGTCCCCGTACCCTTTGTTCTGCACCACGTACTAAAACTCTAAACTGTTCACCGTCTGTAAACTCTACAATGATGTCAGTCTGTGAATCTTTAACAAGACCTTTAATACCAAATAGGTTAATCAAGTCTTCATTGTTAACCATCTCATCTTTAAGATCACTGAGGAAGTTAGTTGCCTGACTTTCAGTATCTGATACAATTAAAGCAAATTTTCTATCTCTAAATAAAAGAGCAGCGAGCAAGTAGGCATGAGTGATCGCAGTTGATTTACCGTGTGCCCGCGGGGCTGCGATTGCTACAAGAGGATTGTCGCTGCAACAGAGATCCCACCACTCCAGATGGCATTGCGGAGTAGGGGTTGAACCGTCGTATCTCTTTGCTAAACAAGCCCCAGCAAATCCATGGATAAGCTCTGGGGTTAATTTCATTTACGTTTAATCTGTTTCTCGCCTGGTTTATGACCATTAGCTGATCTGTTAGATGATACACTTTTAATTCTAGTATTACTTAAAGACTTACTTCCACCTTTGCGTAAAGGGACCTTATGGTCTACATCTTTACCTGGTTGACCCTTAGCCCTTGATGCTTTATTTCGTGCAGCTCTATCGGTCTTATCTTGAGAACTAGCGTGATGTTTTTTATATTCATCCTTGTAGTTTCTTTTATAATTTGGTGAACTTGGCATTATTTAGCTTTTCTATGTTCTTCTACAAGTTTTAGATATGCATTGTACATATCTTTGTTAGCAGGATGACTCATCATCTCGTCAGTATGTTTAATTTTCTTTACATACTCACGGGCCTTAGGGCCTGCTCCGTTATACATTTCCCAAAGCTTAAGACCAGAGGCTTTACCACCAGACTCATGGTACTTGTTAGCAAGAGCTAATGTTTTAAGTGCTGCTCTGTCATACATAGTTGAAGCTTCTTCAGGTCTATACATGTCATACTTAGCATCTAACATAATTGTAGGTCTAGTTAAATGAGCAATACCTAGTGAATCTGCAACAGATCTTAGTCTTTGTTGTCTTTCATTACCTTGCCATAACTGATCATCTGTAGATGAATCTTCATACAGTTGTTTTTGTTTTTTAATAGCAGCAACTGTCTTACTTATATCAACTCCTTTTGGGATTTGATTTTGATTATGGAATAAAGTCATAAGTTGACGTTTATAATCTTCTGCAGTATCTAAAGTACTCTTAGCCTCTTTAGTCATAGCAGTTCCATAATTGACTGCTACTTCATTTACACCGTAATCACCCCATCTTCCCTCTGTTAAAGCGGAAGGTAGGTAGTACTTTGTAGTTTCTGGTGCTAGTATTCCTTTTTTCTCTGCAATAGCCTGTGACTTAGCTAGAGAAGTAAAAGAATTAATGGGAACCTTAACAGGTGCCCAGTTTTTGTCTATGTATTCCTGTGAAGGATAGAACTCTACATAGTCCTTGTCCATTTACTTGCATTTCCAACGAGCAAGTGCAGCAGCTTTCCTAGTAGGTCTTCCTTTACTGTCTTTCATTGGTCCTGGCATACCAGACATACGTGCACAGAATGATCTTTTACGTGGACCACCCCCTGGTTGTGGGGCTTTTAGGTTAGATCCTGTAGCAGCATTGTACTTAGCACGGCCTTTAGCCGTAAGTCCAGCACCTTTTGATACAGGAAGCTTCTCACCACGACCAATAGAGAGGCTTACGCCCTTCTTTTTGGTAGCCATTTTATTTAAAACCTTTTAAAGTCTGTGCAAGACGAGCACGTTGACCCATTTTACCAGGTTTTTTAGCAGCAGCTGCCAATTTACCTGCAGGAATCTTCTCACCCTTCTTAACACCCATAGACTTTTTAAGTGCTCCAGGCTTTTTGATTGCATCAGCAATCCAATTTTTAGATTTAGTTGCCATGTTTGTTATTTCCTTTTAGCAGTCTTAGCACTTTGTTTAAAATCTTTTGCAGTAGGAGCACCTTTAGCCCCTACCTTACGCATCTTTTCACCAGAGCCAGCCTTGATCCTTGCTTTTTTAGAATGGATGTTGGCATAAAGTCCAGGTTTATGACTCATTTAGCATTTGCCCTTTTTCATTGGCATCTTTTTCATTGGTTTCTTCATTGGTGCTGATTTCTTCATTATAAGTTTCCCCTTCGATTTCTTTCGCTAGTGCGAACTTTTGAAATTGAGCAGCCAGTAGTTTAAGACGATCATCTACTGCTACCTGTGTTGTAATGCTTGTTGGTTCTCCACGTATCAATTGCCTACGTGTGATTAAATTGTTAAACAAGTTTGAAAGAACTTTTGTGTCTACAGGCTTGCGGACTAGTTTAGATTTCCTAACATCCCAAAGATAATCTCCGTTATCGAGTCTATCGACAAGATGATCAAGACTACGGTCAAGGACACCAGAAATTCTAGAAGCCAGTTTCTCATTTTGTTCTACAAACACCTTCTTTTGGATTTCAGACCACCAAGGTTCGTCTTTCCACTGACGTAAGAACTTGGGATCTATACCAGTCATTTCACTGACTTGGTCTACATCACCATAAACACAATACAGAGCGCAAGCGTCTGTCTTCTGTTCAAGGTTAAAGTAACTAGGGTTATTAAATTTAAAACCAGGACCACGTTTCTTGCTTAAGATAATCTCTTTGTCATCTAGCTTATAGCCAGAGAGCTTGTCTGGATTGGTATCTTCTGGGAGGTTTTCTCGAATCATAAATAAACTTTCACTCGTATGGTAATAGTATACCATAACTTTTAACGTTTGTCAATAGCTATTAAGCCCTTGTCCGTAATATTTTATATTTTTCTTGACAAGTGATTAAAGTTCTGTTAAAATCTAATAATTATAATTATATAATAATAATTATATTATAATTATATTTATATATTTATAATATAATATAATAATAGTAATATAATAATATTATAATAATATAATAGAGGGTACCTAGTTGACTGAGGACGTAAGTCCGAAGTCTAAGAATACGAACTTAGTTAAGACGAGGACCATAGTTCAATAGCCCACGTTAGTGGTGCCCATATTCTAAACCTGTACTAGACCTAATTGATAATTTCTTATAAAATCTAGTTTACTGGGTAGTAAAATAATATATAATTAATTTATTTCCCCCCCTGGGTATACACCTAGATTACCCATCATCCTACACTCAACAATGTAACCTAACATTAACACACAATGTTATTACATGTAATATATAATCAATCAATATACACACAATATATTAACAATCATTCCTAATCTATCACCATAGTTCAAGTAATTCTATTGTGTATATCTACACTCTAATCTATCAATAACTTAGCTCACCTTAATTATTATCCTTTAGCTCATCTTTACAGACTGGTTTTCTTAATCAACATAAGGATAAACTCATCAACTTAACCAATTCAAATACCATCGCTTACGATGTGTCCGTCATCTCCGCCCACGCTCAACAACAAACCTTGGAGTTTGTGCAAAACGAAACAATATGTGAATCCCAGAGCCAGCATCCTTCGATTAAGTCATTGCATTTATTAAAATCAGTTTCATTTGTCTGTACCATAATACTCCTAAGCGAATTAAGGATTAATAAATAATCCTCTTTCGGCAATTACAAAGTGAATCACAAATCATTTGATCCTATTACAGAAGCATCTGCAATGTGCTTATCGCCCCTGCGGGAGCGCTAATCACAAGCAGCCTGCTATGTAACATGCTCAAATAATCAGTGATTGCACAGTAATTGTCTCGAAAGAGATAATTATTTATAACCTTAATTAGGAGCATTATTATGGCACAGTCCAAATTTGATTTTAACAAATACAACGAACTTATGAAGTCTGCTAACTCAGGTCTTCGCTTGTTCCTTGCTTTGCAAAACTTAGAAGAAGTTGAGCGAGTTATGCGTCGCTTCCGTTCACCTCTTGCGAAAGAATTGGTTGACCTCGTTGATGAGTTAGCTGATTTAAGAAAACGCAATCAGCAAATCATCGCTAAACGAGAAAACTCAGGTAACACTGAGTCAATCGATAACTTAGAAAGTATGCAACATCAATCAGCAACAACAGATTCAACAGACAATCCATCAACTCCCAAAGTAAAAGTTGATCGTACAAATGTTGAAGGTGACATTGCACTAGCAATCACCAACTAAGTTATATATTCTCCATAGTTTAAGCCCTGTTAATTCAGGGCTTTTTTTTTGTCTCATTCGCAAGAGCCAACAACCCTTGCAGACATGGGGCAAAACTTTTATAATAAGGAAATGATTATGAACTCATATTTAATCTGTAAAGCAACAATCGAATTACTCGCACATGACTTGTGCGTTCGTCTTGAACAATTAGATCCTAAAGGAAATCATCATGACTACAGAAATTAAACTTGAAAAGTATAACACTGATGCATTGCAAGAAATCTATGCTCATGCATTCTGGAAGATATACAAAACCTTCCCCAAACATGAACGCAATCTTAAGCGTAACCTATTGATTAATAAGATCAAAGTGTTACAATACAAGGCTGCATCAAATGGTGAATAATACATTCAGAGTTAACTTGCAATCTCTTAAAAATGCAAGACAATATTTAAAACTTAAGGAATCAAAATGTCTATAGAAACTTACTTGTTTATTCAATCTCTTGTTCTAGTAATATATGGATCATGGATTGCTTATCGTGTTGGCTATGCTAAAGGTAAAGAAGAAAGGAACTGTAATGAATGCAGATGATTTTGATAATCATTATGACATCACTGATGGTGATGGTCATCATGATCAAGAAGAAGCTCACTTCTATTGGACACTTCGTGAGTTTGAAAACCTAATAGAAAAACATGGGGCAGCATTTGTGTTAGCTGAACTCAATTCTGATGCAGTTAAATTATTAAAGGATAAATTAAATGAACGATTATAAACATGATTATATAATTGTACCTAAACATAAAGCAAAGTTAACTTGGTTTGATAACTTTGTTTTAGTATCTGTGTTTGCAATTATAATACTTTGTGTAATATATATGGTGATTGGTCTTGTCAATCCACAATATTTATACTTGTGCAAGTAATACACTTATAACACATTCGTACGATTGTCCGCACGGCTACAGGCCGAGTCGGCAATCTACGAGTGTGGTATGTGGGTAATTTTGCCCGTAATCACTGGAGTCATGTATGATATTACAATACAAATATATCACTCGAAATCTTTTCGATGTATTCTGGGGAAATGGTTGGGATAATTGTGCCCGTGTAAAATGGGGCAAGGACAAAAAAGAATTCATTGTTGTCCGTGCATACAAGAAACCACCAAAGGATCTCATAGAAACTATGAAAGGAGATGTCGATGAAACCGTATAGTTTTGTAGATTTTAACAAACGTTTCAATATGTTTGGATGGCCACATCCTGACATTCGTCAAACATATTGGACAAAAGAAGATAGAGGATGGGACTATGAACAGCAAGCAACTGTTAATAAAACCTTTACACTATCAACTCTTTGGTATAAAGATCAGCGTGTCTTGCAATTCTATACCAATGATGAAACAAATGGTAACAGGCGATTAACTTGTTATAATTTTTATCGTGATGCTGCTTATGAAACAGGTCTTGTAACAAATCCTAGTTACAGAATTAATGCAACAACAATCATTGATGCATTATATTACAAAGCTAACCCACCTAACTTTCACAACAAAGACGGAAGTCTTAAGAAAGGTTTTTTTGGTGCGTTGCGTAAAAGACTTCGTTCTAATATACTTAGACCTAGTTGGGTTACTCAACTTATGCTTAGTAAAGCTGTGCATCTTAGTTGTCTTAATGATGATGTATCTACTGAAGACTATCTTACAGTACAAGATATACCTTCATGGTCTTATTACAAAGATGCATTGACAAATGATTATCATGTTGATGGTTTGCAAAGACGTGTAAGACTAGGTAGTACACAGTGGGTTCAGATACACAGAAATACTGATCCACATAATTTTGGTTACAGATTCAATGATAACTATGACATCTGGTTAACAGATGAACAGTTTTATCACAGCAATCAAGTATGGAATCGTAACGAAGTAGACATTGTAGAATGTACACAATGTGGAAACGAATCTATATCTGATCTAACTATTGATGGTGTATGTAACAAATGTTTAGATGCAAGCTTTAAAATTCATAACTATTCAACACGCGTTGAAGGTATGCTTAAGTTCAAAGCAACAAAGGTCAGACCTAATACTGTCTATCTTGGTTGTGAACTTGAGTATGAAACTAACAACAGAGATCGAGCACAACTTGCAGTAGGTAAACTAATGCATGGTCATGCTCTTATGAAATCTGATGGTTCAATTCGTAATGGTTTTGAAATTGTAACATGTCCTGCAACATTAGATATTCATCTTGATGTATTCAAGAAATTCTATGACAACATTCCACCTGATCTTAAAACAGAAAAGAATGTTGGTATGCATGTTCATGTCAGTCGGAAACCCTTGAGCCAGTTGACTCTTGGCAAGATGACTGAATTTCTTAATCGTTTAGATAACAAACAATTCATTCATCATATTGCAGGTCGTATAGATAATCAATATGCTCGTATGAGTGATGAACGTACCATCACATTCCCTTGGCGTTACAAAAATGGTGGTGACAGATACAATGCATTAAATCTTAACAATCAAAACACAGTAGAAATCAGACTGTTTGCAACTCCAATGAATTACAAAGAGTTTGCAATGCGTTTACAATTTGTTCAAGCTTTAGTAGACTATTGTATGCCTGCTCAATCTAACGAAGCGTTAAAGAAACAAACACATCACGAAGCATTCGTTGCGTGGTTATCAAATCGCAAACGTATGTTTCCAGAACTTAGTAATCATTTAAAAGGATATCAATAATGTGCATTGCAATTTATAAACCTGAAGGAAAAATTATTCCTTATAACACACTTAAAGAATGTTATGACTCCAACCCCGATGGGGCAGGCTTCATGTATGCAGAAGATAAACAACTACATATTCAGAAAGGTTTCTTTTCATTAAAAGATTTCTATAAAGAATATGTTAAACATCAAGACAAGAAAGCTGTCTTACATTTTAGGATAAAAACTCATGGTAAAATTGATAAAACAAACTGTCATCCCTTTGCAATTAACAATGCGGTTGGCTTTGTCCATAATGGCATTATCAATGGTTTCGGTGATACTGATCACAGCGATACCATTGGATTTAATAACAACGTTCTTCAACCGCTTGTCAACAAGTGGGGTAACTTGGCTATCTTCCAAGATCCACTAAAAGATCTTATTGAAGCTCGTATTGGTTATAGTAAGCTTATCTTCCTTGATCGTCATGGAAATCACAATATCTTTAATGAACACAAGGGTGTGTGGGATGATGAAGTTTGGTATTCCAATACAAGTTACAAACCTTATGTTGCACCTGTAACTACTTGGAAAGATACTGATTACAGTTATGGTAACTGGCGTAAACCAGTAGCTACATATAAAACTAAAGTAACAATACCTAAACCTAAAGTAATTGCAATAGGTGCAATGGTAGAATTACTAGAAGATGTAGCTGACCCTGCTACTCTTAAAGTATATGAAACTGGTGAACTATGTGAAATTGTTGCAGTTAACAAAGACTTTACTTGTGACTTAATGCATGAAGGATATGGAAGTGAAGTATCTTTTCTTTATAATGTTCCTTATCATTCTTTATCTTTTGTAGATGAGTTTGAAGATGACTCTATAGATCCTGTAGGTGTACCTGCATATCATAGCTATGCATCACCATATCTATTGAAAAGAAAAACTAAATGAGTTTAAAACTTTTTCCTTATAAGATTAATAGCTTGTCGGCAAAGCGACTAGCCAGAACCCTTGGTATTCTAAGGGTTTTGCCATCCTATGACGCTAGACGTAAAGATGTCATTATAAACTGGGGCAACTCCACTCCACCTCATTTCAGGTGGATGGAGCAAGATTTAAATAAACCTCATGCTATTGCATTGGCATCTAATAAACTAGAAACTTTTAGAGAGTTTCGTAGCAACTCTTTTACTGATATACCTCAATGGACTACTAATCCAGAAGAAGCTCAACATTGGGTAAACTTGGGCTATAAAGTTTATTGTCGTAAACTTTTGTCTAGTCATAGTGGTAATGGTATTGTTGTATGTAATGATGATGATACTATTGTGTCAGCACCATTATATACACAACATACTAAACATAAACATGAGTATCGTGTTCACGTATTCCGTGATCACATACTTGATGTTCAACAAAAGAAAAAGCGATTAGGTTCTGTTGGTGGTTCTGGCATTAGGAACCACAGTAATGGATGGGTCTACGCAAGAGCAGAGATTGCTCCGTCCGAAGAACTACTATCATCAGCCCGTAGGGCTGTTAAATTATTGGGCCTTGATTTCGGTGCCGTTGATATTGGGCACCGACTAATTGATAATAAGTTTTTTGTGTTTGAAGTTAATACTGCACCAGGTTTAGAAGGAACAACGCTTGACAAATATGCGAAAGCAATATACAATTATTATAGGAGTCTGTAATTATGTTTAATATAGGTGATAAAGTAGCATTCTTTAATCTTGATGAAACTTGGGATTATGTGAATGATTGGAAAAGTTATGTTGAAGATGATGTTAGTTATTATGAAATTTTAGAAATATTAAATGATGATGATACTATTATTGTACAAAATCTATCACAAGGTAGAAAAATACCTGTAGATATTAATGAGTATTTAATTCATACTAAACAAAGCCTTACGGAACATTTTCAATCTACAAATAATAAACATGTTGCAATTTGTAATAAAGTAAAACAACTATATCGTAAGCATAATAACTCTGACTCTAGTTTTAAATTTCAAGGAGTATAAATGGTTACTATTTTTTGGTGGAAAAATCAAGAGTTTGAAATGCGTATTGACAAACGTAACAAAAAATGGGTACTATATAACTACACATTACAAACTGTTATGAAAGAAGGTAAAATAAAATGAGATGCTTAGCTTGCAACAAGATCCTAAATGATTTTGAAGCAACAAGAAAATCTGCAATAACTGGGGAATACATTGATCTTTGTAATCATTGTTTTCAACCAGTAGAACGTGATGTAGAAGCTATCGTTAGAGAAGATCTCAGAGATGAAGATTCTTTTGAAGATGCTATAGAACTCGATGACTTACAAGGAGAAATATTTACAAATGACTTCCAAGAATGATATAACTGGAGACTGGATTAAATCCAAACCACACTCTAAACAATTCGATGAGAACTTTGATCGTATCTTTGGTAAAAAAGAAAAAACTAAATTAGCTGAATATGAACTTGACAAATCTACTGGAGAGGTTGTAAAAAAACATGAAGACACCTGATGCTTGGATATATGAAGAGTATGATTCCAATGGGAACCTAAGGGTTCACCATATCTGGACATTCTTACCTTCTGATTTAAAACAAACGATGAAGCTTAAAGATGTTCATCATGTAGAGTTAACTCCTTTGTATAAAGACTTGACTCATAAACAAGTTTATAACAAAGAAAATAAATATGATTCTAAAAAACTTACTGATGCTTTCTGTGGACATTGACGACACACGATTGTCCGCGAATGCCGTGGGCAGTAGTCGGCAATCTGTGGAGGAACTGTGTCATTTATAAGACATACTAACTGCCCTAATTGTGGCAGTAAAGATAACTTAGCAGAGTATACTGATGGGTCATATTGTTTTGGTTGTGGTTATACCAAAAAGAATAATGACTTGGCATCCATTCGTCTTCGTCTGAGCTCATCAGCAGGTGAGAGCTCTTCCTCATCCGAACTGGATGTTGATTATAACATACCTAAAGAAGCTATGCAATGGCTTTTACAATATGGGGTAACTAAACACGATGCTGAAACTTATAAAATTGGTTGGAATAATACTGAACAAATGTTAGTCTTAGTAAACACACCTGATTATTATCAGGGTAGAAACTTCAGTGGATATGGGGCAAAGTATAAATCAAAAGGTAAAAAACCTTTACTATTCTATGGGTTAGGTGATACACTAGTTTGTGTGGAAGACGTACTGTCTTCAATTAAGGTGGTAAAATCTAATGGAGGTGTATGTGCCACACCTCTGTTAGGTTCTACTATGCCTCTAAAACTTACAGAAACTATCCTAGAACGCTTTAAAAATGTAAAGATATGGTTGGATAGGGATAAAGCAATAGAAGCTGTTAAAATGGCTAGGAATTTAAAACAAAAAGGAATCAATGCTGATGTTATTATCACACCAAAAGATCCTAAAGAATATAACACAGGAGAAATAACTGAATGGTTGAGAAACAAATAATAAAATTATTCTGTGAAGATAAAGAACTCTTTACAAAGTATTACAAGTATGTTAACATTAATTATATTAAGATTAATTATAATGAATTATATAAACTATTTAATATAATAGATTTATATTATAGTAAATATATAAATACTATTACTATAAATATAAATGAATTAGATATATTTTATAATAGTAATTACTTATTAAAAGATAATGAAAGAAAAGAATTGTCTTCTTTGTTAGAAGACGTATTCTTACAAGATGTATCTAATAGGGAATTACTTGTAGGACTGTTAGAAGAACACCGCAGACGTTCTCTTGCAGGGCAAGTAGCACTAATGGCTTTAGATGTAGAAGCAGGTAAGAAAACAACGGAACAATTGCTTGACTTGTTCAACGAGTTTGAACATCAAGAAGTTGAAGTATCAGAAATTACACCAGTTAGAATGAACTTAAAGGAGCTATATGAAACGCAAATACAAACACCTGGTCTACGTTGGCGTGTTGACTGGCTTAATAAAAGTCTTGGATCTCTTCGCAAGGGTGACTTTGGGTTTATCTTTGCTCGTCCCGAAACAGGCAAGACTACGTTTCTTGCGTCAGAAATTACTAACATGGTCAGCCAAACTGACGGTGATATCCTTTGGTTTAACAATGAGGAGCAAGGGAATAAGGTTGCGATCAGAGTGTTCCAAGCAGCTCTTGGACTCAACATTAATGATCTCTTCACTAACGATGAAGTTAAACAAGCTAGATACGATGAATTCACACAAGACAGAATTAAGATTCTAGACTTTGAAGATTCTAATAGCAAACATAAAATAGAAGCTGTGCTTAAACATTATAACCCTGCTCTTATTATCTTTGACCAGATAGATAAGATACGTGGATTCAAAGGAGAACGTAATGACCTTGAACTTAAAGCAATTTACCAATGGGCAAGAGAAATTGCCAAAACGTATGCTCCAGTTATTGCGGTGTCGCAAGCAAGTGGTGAAGCAGAAGGTAAACTCTTTCTTACAATGGATATGGTCGATGGTTCGAAGACGGCCAAACAAGGCGAAGCTGACTGGATCTTGGGAATAGGTAAAGAACAAGACAATACAAGTCGTACTAGATATTTTAACATCAGTAAAAATAAACTTATTGGTGATCAAGATACTATGCCAGACTTACGTCATGGTTCTACACAAGTATTAATTAAACCAGAGATTGCAAGGTATGAAGACATCTAAGTGGACTAGATGGGTATTACTAGATTGGGATGGTACGATCATAAGATGGTTTGACTATCCCGCTAGTGGTACTGTGTTGTACAAAGAACCTAAGATTGACTTAACTAAATTAGAGGAGTGTTTATTTTGAGTATACAAACAGTGTTATTAGTAAGATCAGATTTGACAGCAGAAGATATAGGTGATATACTAGACTTTGTAGGTGAAGATGAAGACCTACTAGAAGCAGTAAATAAATTCTATCCACTTAACCAAGGAACTGGTGATTGCGCAGCTTAATACTAGATGTTGAGACAACTATTAGTAACAAAGGGAATCCTTTTGACGAAACTAATAAGCTTTGTTATATTGGTTTGCTTAATACTGATGCTAGTGTATATAGCATCGAGTATGATGATCAACCTTATCGAACTCGTTTGGAAGAAGTACAAGCCAAAGTTAATGGGGCAGATGTATTGGTTGGCTTTAATATCAAATTTGATTTGCATTGGATACGGAAGTATGGAATTAATTTTATGGGTAAACGTGTTTGGGATTGTCAGCTGGTACATTTTATACTTACGGGCCAACAACATCCCTATCCAAGTCTCAATAGTGTCGCTGCTTATTATGATCTGGGTAGTAAACTTGACGTTATTGCTACTGAGTATTGGAAGAATGGGGTAGATACTGACAAGATACCAAGAGACTTACTTGAAGATTATCTTAAACAAGATTTGCTTTTAACGCAAAAAGTATATGAGAAACAGATGGAAGAATTTGCGTCATCCGCAAAGAACATGCAAAGACTTATTAGTTTGCATAACCAAGACTTAGTTATATTACAGGAGATGGAATTTAATGGACTTTTATTTGATGAGAATAGCAGTACTATTTTGGCTACAGAACTTGAAGATCAAATTGCAGTCATTGATAAAATCCTTATGGAATATCATGACCTTGTGGAGTTTAATCCTAATAGCACGGAGCATGTATCTAGTCTTCTCTATGGCGGCATTATTAAAGTCAGGAGGAGAGAAGCTATTGGTGTGTTTAAAACGGGAGAAAGAAAAGGACAAACAAAAGAAAGGTGGGTCGAACATGAAATAACATTCCCTAGACTTATTAACCCGATTAAAGGATCGGAGTTAACTAAAGAAGGTTTCTTCTCAACAGATGATCAGACCTTAAAGTCTTTAAAGACTAGAAGTAAGTATGCTAAAGATCTAGTTGAAGTATTATTAAAACGTGCTACACTAGAGAAACGTTTAACAGCTTACTACAAAGGACTGGTAGATTTAAGAAAGGAGATGAACTGGCATGAAGGAAGATTACACGGACAGCTTAATCAATGTGTGGCTAGAACAGGTAGACTTAGTTCAAGTAAACCAAACCTACAAAACTTTGATGGCGAAATTAAAACATTATTCGGGAGTAGATATGAGTAAAGATTATGTACAAGAGTTTAACGAACAAGGTGCTGAACAAGCATTTGAACAAATCAAAGTAGCAGAAAAACAAAAGGAATGTGATGCTATTACAGGCAGATGCCAAAGCTCTTGAGTGGGTATGTGCTTCTTATTTAAGTCAAGATAAAGTAGCGTATGACGAGATATGGAACAATGTCGATCAACACACTGACAATCAGAATCGTTTTGGTTTACCTTCTCGTCTTATCGCTAAAACTTTTGTGTTTCGGCTTATTTATGGAGGTTCCGCCTATAGTTACGCTAACGATACTAACTTTACTGATGTATCTAATTCGGAATCATTCTGGCAAAATGTTATTGATGAGTTTTATAGCAAGTATACGGGACTTGGTGAATGGCATAAAAAGATTGTGGCAACAGCCATGAAAGACAGAAAGATAACGATGCCGACAGGTAGAGTTTATAACTATGAGCCAGAAGTAAAGTATGGCAAAGTCAAATGGCCTCGCACCAAAATCCTTAACTACCCAGTTCAAGGACTAGGTGCAGACCTGATGGCTATAGCAAGAGTATCTTTAAGTAATAGACTTAAGGATATGAAAAATGTAAAGTTAATCAACACTGTACATGATTCTATTATTATTGACTTTGATTCTAAAGTATGCGATAATATTAGTATAGTAAAGATTGTTGATCAATGTTTTACGGATATTCCAGCAAACTTTAAGAAATTGTTTGGAGTAGAATTTAACCTTCCTATGCGGGTCGAGTGTCAAGTAGGGCCAACATGGGGTAACATGGAGATAGTAAATGTTAATTAATATTGTAGACGTAGGTGCACCAAATACACATGCAGCAAAGAATGGTAGATCATATCAATCTATTGAAGTTACATACAAAAATGAACAAGGACAAGTAGCTAATAAAAAGCTAATGTCTTTTAGTAATCCTTCTGTCTTTAATTATATTAAAGAGTTAACAAAAGGTACACAAGTAAATGTAACAACAACTAAAGATGCTAATGGTTATTGGCAATGGACAGGTATTGGAGGAGATGGATCAGTGGCTACACCAGAATCTAAACCAGCAACAGGTGGTCGAGTAACAGGTAGTAATTATGAAACTAAAGAAGAACGTGCAGCAAGACAAATTCTTATTGTTCGTCAATCTTCTTTATCTAGTGCAGTAGAACTACTAGGTACTGGTAAATCTGTAGCAGATGTTATTGCAACAGCTAAACAGTTTGAAGCTTATGTCTTTGGTTCAGAAGCTAACCCTACTAAAGAAGTTAACTTTGATGACTTAGAGGATGACATTCCCGTATAATGAAAGCATTAATTGATGCTGATATTGTAGCTTACAGGGTTGCCTGTACGTGTCAAGAAGACGATGCTCAAGACTTTGTATTTGCCAGGGCAGAGGATCTAATAGATTCTATCCTAGTTAATACTGAGGCTGAAGAGTATCGTCTCTTCCTAACAGGTAAAGATAACTTTAGATATACTGTTTATCCTGAATATAAAGCTCACAGACCTAAAGAGAAACCTTTTTGGTTAGAAGCTTGTAGGCAGTATTTAATAGCTACCTTTAATGCTGAGGTTATTGATGGGCAAGAAGCTGATGATGCTATGGGGATCAACCAAACTGGGGACACAATCATTTGTTCTATTGATAAAGATTTACTTATGATTCCTGGCAAGCATTATAACTTTGTTAAAGATGAGTTTCAAGAAGTAGATGAAGCTCAAGCTATTAAGAACTTTTATATGCAGTGTTTAACTGGTGATAGATCTGATAATATCAAGGGCATTGAAAAGATAGGGCCCAAGAAAGCTGAAAAGATATTAGAAGGTTGTGTAACAGAACAAGAGTTATTCAATGCTGTAAGAGAAGCTTATAGCAATGATGAAGAGTTTATAATGAATGGTCGAGTCCTGTGGATTAGACGTAAAGACAATGAAGACTGGAAGGATAGATTTAATGCCCTCGTTCAAGAGCAAGTTGGAGGAACAAGTCTGGGCAATACTGAAGAAGGAATACCCTTCAGTTAAGTATGAACCAGATAAGTTTAAATACATACAACCTGAGAAAGAACGGACTTACATTCCTGACTTTAAAACTGGGCGTAGAAATATTTATTTAGAAGCAAAAGGTAAGTTAGATTTAGATACAAGACAAAAGATGCTGTGGTTCAGGGATTCAAATCCTGGAGTTACAGTTATCTTCTTGTTTATGAATCCTAACAATAAACTTAACAAACGTAGTAAGACTACCTATTCCAAATGGGCTGAAGACAATGGATTCCTTTGGTTAGATTTTAGAAAGGATTGGTTAAATGATTATAAACAATTGTGTGCAAAACCCTGATGGTTCTCTGGACTTTGATTTCCATGTAGATCCTAATGAAGCTTCATTCCTAATGGACTTGGCTATTAAAGAGTTGGTTAGACGTGGTGTATTTAGTATTGCAACAGATGTGGCTCAACAAGAGCTAGATTTATTTAAAGAAGATGGAGGTATGGTATCATGAGTAAAGGAAACTCACCTGCTTTTCCCTGTCAAGATAATAATAAACAAATCTATACAGGTATGAACTTAAGAGATTACTTTGCATTAGAAGCTATGAATGGGTTACTTGAAGCTGATCATGTTAAACGTGATGATATTCCTAAAGAAGCTTATAGACTTGCTGATTTAATGCTTGATGAAAGACAGGTATATAAATGATCTTAATAATTATGGCAGCTATAGTACTACTATCATCATTCTTTTCGGAGTAATTTATGAGTAAAATTTTATTGCTTGACATTGAGATGGCTCCCAACGTAGCTCACGTCTGGGGTATATGGGACCAAAACATTGGTATTAATCAATTACAAGAGTCATCTTACGTTATGTGCTATGCAGCAAAATGGTTGGGTGATAAAAAGATGATGTTTGATTCTGTTAAAAAATCAGGTGACAAGAAAATGTTAGAAGGTATTCATAAGCTTCTTGACGAAGCTGATGCTGTTATCCATTACAATGGTAAACGGTTTGATATACCTAGCCTTAATAAAGAGTTTTTATTACATGGCATGTTTCCTCCTGCACCATTTAAAGAAATTGATCTACTTACAGTAGCTAAAGGTAGGTTTAGATTTGTATCTAACAAACTAGACTATGTAGCACAGTCTTTAGGTTTAGGTAAAAAGACTGAACATAGTGGTCATGAGTTATGGGTACAGTGTATGGCAGGTATCCCTAAAGCATGGAAAACTATGGAAGAGTATAACAAGAACGATGTTATTCTTCTAGAAAAAGTTTATGAACGTTTTAAACCTTGGATTAAAAATCACCTTAATAACAATGTGATTAATGGTACTATGGATGCATGTCCTACATGCCAATCTAAAAACATACAAAAACGTGGATTTAACATAACAACTACAAGCAAATACCAAAGATACCAATGTAGAACTTGTGGTAATTGGTTCAGAGATGGTACAAATCTTAAGCCAAAAGGCTCACAAAAGCTTGTCAATATTTAAAAAGGATGGTATAATAATAGTATGGCTAAATTTCCAGAACTAAAAAAAGCAATACAAACTCAAGTAGCAGGTACACATTACAAGAAGTATGTAATCCAACCTGTTGAGTTTATTACTAAAAATAATATCCCTTATATTGAAGGTAATATTATTAAATATATCTGTCGATGGAAAGACAAAGGTGGTGTAGAGGACTTAGATAAAATTATCCACTATGTAGAACTATTGAAAGAACTTAAAACATAAAATGACATTAACGTTACAAGAGATCAAAGAGAAGCTTGCTGAAGAGTATGATGAGATTACTCTTCTTGAGGTTTTAAACATTAACTCATATGACTTAGTAGATGCTTTCTTTGAACGTATTGAAGAACGTTATGAATACTTTAACAAACAATTATCAATGAACGGGGATACAGACTAATGCAACTAACAGACTATCAACGATTCATTCATGCAAGCCGATATGCAAGATGGCTACCTGAAGAATACCGTAGAGAAACATGGAAAGAAACTGTAGATAGATATACTGGATTCTTTAAGAATAGATTTCCAGATACCTTTCCAACAGAAGATGTAAATAAAGCAATACATAACCTAGATGTAATGCCTAGTATGCGTTGCCTTATGGCAGCAGGACCAGCTTTAGAACGTGATGAGATAGCAGGTTATAACTGTAGCTTTGTAGCTATTGATTCACCTAAAGCATTTGATGAAGTAATGTATGTTTTAATGTGTGGAACTGGTGTAGGCTTTAGTGTAGAACGTCAGTTTACTAACAACCTACCTACTATTGCGGAGGAATTTCATGAAACTGATACAACAATTAGAGTCAAAGACTCAAGAATTGGCTGGGCTAGTGCGTACCGCGAACTCATTAGCTTACTCTATTCAGGACGAGTGCCAAAATGGGACACTTCAGGAATCAGACCTGCAGGAGCTAGGCTTAAGACTTTTGGAGGCAGAGCATCTGGCCCTAAGCCTCTCGAGGACTTGTTCCAATTTACGGTTCATACTTTTAAAAAAGCAGCAGGGAGAAAGCTTAACAGCTTAGAATGCCATGACATCGTATGTAAAGTTGCTGATATTGTTATTGTTGGCGGTGTGCGTAGGTCAGCTCTTATCAGCTTGTCAAACCTCACCGACGATAGGATGCGAAATGCAAAGAACGGAGCCTGGTGGGAATCTGATGTGCAACGTGCTCTTGCCAATAACTCTGTAGCCTATACTGAGAAACCTGATGTAGGTATCTTTTTAAAAGAATGGGGAACATTGTATGACTCGAAAAGTGGGGAAAGAGGTATATTTAATAGAGTTGCAGCTACAAAGAAAGCCAGCTCTAACGGAAGAAGAGATGTTGACGGCTTTGAGTACGGTACAAACCCTTGCGGAGAAATTATCTTGCGATCTAAAGGACTTTGCAATCTCAGTGAAGTTGTCATCCGAGAGGAAGATACCCTTGCTAGTCTTAAAGAGAAAGTCAGAATCGCAACCATTATCGGGACATTTCAATCCACCCTTACAAACTTTAGATACCTAAGGTCTGATTGGAGACGTAATCAAGAAGAAGAACGTTTACTTGGTGTTAGTATGACAGGTATTATGGATCATCCTGTGCTTAGTAAACCTACTGAAGAATGTATTAATTGGTTAAAGGAGCTACGTGAATATGCTATCGAGACTAACAAGTTATGGGCTGAAAAGCTTGGTATTCCTCAATCTGCTGCTATTACTACTGTTAAACCTAGTGGTACTGTTTCCCAATTGGTGGGTTGCTCTAGCGGTATACATCCTGCTTACAGCCAGTATTATATACGAACAGTACGTATGGACAACAAAGATCCGCTCACAGTGTTCTTCAAGTCAGCAGGAGTCCCAAACGAACCAGACGTAACTAAACCTAGTGACATTACTATATTTAGTTTCCCTCAAAAAGGAACTGAATCAGGTGTTACTCGTAATGAAACAAATGCAATTGAACAGTTAAAGCTTTATAGTGTATACCAAAAGCATTGGACAGAACACAATCCTTCTATTACTGTATACTATAAAGATGATGAATTCTTGAATATTGGAGCTTGGATTTATAACAACTTTAGTGATGTTTCAGGTGTGTCTCTACTCCCACACTCAGATCACGTGTATAAACAAGCCCCATATCAAGAAATTACAAAGGAAGAATATGATTCTTTTGTAGCAAGTTTCCCATTGATTGATTGGGGTAACTTAAAAGAGGAAGAAGATACAACCACAGGCACTCAAGAACTTAGTTGTACTGCGGGTGCTTGTGAGATTGTAGGAGTACAAACATGATTACTTTTCATTTGATACAGGGTTGTACCGTTGGAATAGAACTAGTTGATGGATCTGTAGTAGATGGAAATAGTAATGATTGGTTTCTTGTAGTAGATTTATTTTTAGTTAGAGCAATAGTAAATATTTAAAGGAGAAAATATGCAATACACAACAGTGCAAATTAATAAAGTTGATAATGGTTTTCTGGTAACAACAACCAAGCAAATATTTGGTGAGCAAAGACCAGAGCAAAACAATATGGTCTTTAAGACTTTTGACGAAGTAATTGATTTCTTAAAACCTAAAGCAGCTGTAGCAGCAAATTAAATAAATAAGGGGCCCGAAAGCCCCTTTTTTATTACAAGCAAGTTTCAAATTTGGTAGCTTATTACATGTTGGCAGGAAAACTACAAAAATACCAACTTACTACATCCTTTGAAGGTAGTTTAACAAACTTACTTATTCATTACATACATTGTAACTTCGAAACCAAAACGCATTTCAGTAGCTGCTGGTGTTGTCCACATAGTAATCTCCTTAAAAGTTAATGTAAAGTTTTCACTCTACCCTATAATTATACCATAATGAATGAAAACATTCATCAGTAAAACCATGAGTTTAAGCTACTTGAGTTAATGTAACTACAGAAGAGGGGGTTAATGGTCTAGCATATGGAGATGTTTGTGCAGCTATAGCATCAATTCTTATATTAGTACTATTCACAGCACTCCATAACTCTACATAATCTCCTGCGGCTAGTTGAATATAAAAGTTAGCAGCCATAATAATATAGCCATCTATACCACCGTGACGATTAGGAACAGAACAAATACTAGAAGTGCCTGATACATCAGTACCATTCTTTTTTAACCATACATCAAATTCATGAATAGAAGTATCAGAACTAGCTAACTGAAAACTAAACTCTAAGTTGTATATTCCAGCAACAGATGTTGTCATTCTATTACTTGTTAATGTAACATTATTAGAATAGTCTACAGTACCTAAAGTAATAATATAAGCTGTATTAGCAGCAGCATATGTTTGATCTACATCATTTTGAAAAGCTCCATAGCTAGGGGCTGTTATAGAAGGAGCTCCAGTAATTACACTCCAAGGTATTGTAGGACTAGCTGTAAAAGCACTAGTACCATTACCATATACATATCCTGTTAAGGTTGTAGCTCCAGTACCACCATTAGGTACTGTTACAGGTAAGCTAGTTAATGCACTAAGAGAGTTATACTGAGCTAAACTTAGATGGTAGTATTGTGACGCAATACCACCCTGTATATTCTGTAGAGCATTATGCTGTCTAGTCTGAATATCTTGTAAGTTAGAACCAGTAAAGTCAATAGAACTCCAAGCAATAGAAGCTTGTTGTACAAGAGCTTGTGATACTTTATAGAACCAATCACGCCATACGAATACGTCAGTAATTGGATTGTTCGGTATTGGAGGTAATTGGATTGCCATTAGTCTTCCTGTTCAACTTCCCACTTCATTGTTCTTCTAGGACCAGCTTTTTCTTTTCTACGAACTATTTTTTCACGTTTCATAACAGTTTCCATAGTAGGTGATTCAATATCAATCTGACGAGCTAACCAATTCTTAAATCCTTCATCTTCTTCTTTACCAGCTTTAATAGCTTGACTTACTTGAGGTACTTGACCTATAGTATAGTCTGTAATATCACTTGTAATCTTTTCACCACTATCCTCTGGGTTATATATAGGTTGACCATTATAAAGTTTACGATTTGCTATGAGTTGAGCTCCAGCAAGTAAAGCAGGGTTAAAGGTTAAAAATGAAGAAACAACAGCCATAGGATCTTTTTCTAAACTTGCTATACCATGTAATGCATGGAATATATGGTAAGGGCCTGCACGTCTCACAGTAGCATCTTCATTACCTGTTAAGTATTGAGCAATCATATCTTGTAATGGATAGAGTGCGGCAATAGCTACAGCAATAGCAGCAGCTGTATCCAAACCATGTAAAAAGTCTTTTAAACCTGCTTGTCCATGTCTAATAGCTGCAATATCTGCTGCAGTATTTTTTAATGAATTAACTAAACCATAGTGATATCTACTAAATACTGTTACATTAGGGTTTTGTAAGACTTCAGATAAAGCTCTAGAACCCATAACTTTATGAGGTATACGATAACTAGGCATATGTCGTTCTACACTTTTAATAGCTTCTGCTCTAGTTAATCCTTCATACATCATCTTTTCATTGATCAGTTGCATATACATCATGTCACGAACTGTCCACATAGCTATGTTAGACTTTTTAGATATAGCTTCATATAGCTGAATAGGTTTCATACCAATACGTTTAGCTAAGCTTTGGAACTCTGGAGTTTGTGAAAACTCTCTATTAGCTTTAGCAAACATTTCTTCAGCAAATGCATTGTTTCTTACTCTAGCAGATAGTAATGAACCACCAAGTTTTAAAGTTTCTCTAAACTCAGCATCTTGAGTAATAACAGATTTAAGAGCAGGCATACCTGTTTTAGCAAATCTATAAATACCTGCAGGAGTTACCCATCCTGATAGACCACGAGCATTAAATAAATGCCAACCCTCATTCATCATGTGGGGTAATGGGTTAAGCATCATGTTCTTAATTAAAGCACCACTTAAATAAGTAAGTGCATTCATATCATTTACTTTAGCAAAGTCTTCTATAATAGATGCAATGTCATCTTTAAAAACATAACCATCAAATTGAGGAACTCTATCTAAATATTTAGGACGTCTAAATCCTTCAGGTATAGATTTACCTTCTGTTTTAAATGCATTTTCTTTAAACCAAGAAGAATCTTTAATATCTTCTAAGAATTTATTAGCTCTAATAAAGTTACGTAATTCTGTTAAACGTTGATATACTACTCCTTGGAAATCTTTTTCATAAGTAAAAGGAGTATTAAGTTCAATTTCAGGTTCATAAGCTTCTTTTATAAAAGCATTTTTAACTGTTTCACCAGGCCTAAATACACCTACCTCACTCATTTTAGCAAAAGGTACAGCTTTACCATTTACCCATTGGTATACAGAACCATCAGAACCTTGTTGTAAAATGATACGTTTACCATTAGGAAGTTCACCAGCAAATACAGAACGAGCCATAGCAGCTCCAGGTTTCCTAGCTATATTAGGATTAAACCCACCAAATTCACCACCACTAATTATATTTAAAGCTTTTTCAAATTTATCTCCTTGTTTAGGGATAAAGATACGTGGGACATTTTCACCTGTTACAGTAGATTCTAAATCAGTAGGTATTGTCCATCCTTTTTGTTGAGCATATTTAATTAAACGTTTACGTTCCATTAATTCTTGATTAGCATACTTCTTAAACAATTCTAATTCATTAGGATCAAGTTCAGCTCTACCTTCAGCATAAGCTCTCCATCTTTGTCTCATAGCAGTATCAACACCAGCTTTAGTAGCAGCTTCATGTCTTGCTCTACCTATAATCATATCTCTTTCTCCACTTTTATCTAAAGCAAAGAAAGCATCTGCTAGCCATGTTTCATTCTCAGCAGCATTTTTAGGTATTCTAGGAACTTCTACATCTGGTTGTGAAACATAAGGATCTTCTTTAACAGCATGATAAGCTTGTCTATTAATATAATGTTCATAGTCTTTACGAAGTTGTTCTTCTGTAAACACACCTGATTTATCCTGTGCAAATAGATCACCTTGTGGATCTTGCATTTGTTTCCACTCTTCAAATGATAGACGAGTATGTTCATCTTCATGTTTAAGAATGAACTGTGCATATTCATAAGGAGTCTTAAATGCATTCTCATCTAAACCAGCTTTAACCCATGGCTTATCTTCAAAGCGATTAAGGGCTTCATCTAAGTCCATAATAATTTCTTTAGATGAACCATCTTCATTACGATAGTGACGAGCTATAACAGGTTTACCATCTTTCTGTACAGCTTGATTGCCTTCAGCATCTACAATCTTAGCTACTTTAATAGGTACACCAGTCTCTGTTGTTTCAGGTACAGCCCATTTAGATGTCCATTCATTAGCACCTACTTCTTCTGTAGACTGACGAGTCTTAGCAAATTCATCTAATGATCTATTAAATCTAGGAACAATGTTACCAACCGTATTACCTACTACTTCATTTACTTTTCTAGTATATGCAGTAGGTTTAGCAGCTATGGCTGAAAAGCCAGCAGCTTCTATAATATGTTGTGCATTAAGGTCTTCGCCAGCTAACTTCTCATTACCAGCTTCAAATAAACCACCTGCAACGCCCATACCCGTACGTTGTATTGCAGGAGTAATTTTCTTACCACCTTCTAATACTATATCTTTTAAAGATCCAGGTCTGAAAAGAACTAAATTACCAGATAATTGACCTGCAAAAGAAGATTCAGGATTAGCTTCTATTTCTTTTTGTCTTGTTTGTGGATCATATCCTATGACTTCTTTCATAGAATCAGGAAGTTTATCAAAAGCATATTCAAGAGCTTTAGCACCACCTAAGAAACCAGCTACACCTCCTACGATTCCCCCTACAATTGGACCAGCAGGAGCAGCAGGCCCTAAGAATGGAGCTATAGCAGCCCCACCCGCGGCACCAATTTCAGCGCCAGCGACCATTGTTGGAGTAGCACCAATGCCAATAGCAGCAGAACCCCCAGCACTTTTAAGAAAGGAACGAGTTTTGCTAATATCGCTTTCAGAGTCAGTAGAAACGTCACTAAGATATGGATTGGAACTAGGCCTGGCTAACCCTTTCAAGTAAGGATTCTCAGGCTCAGACTCTGGTGCTTTAACATCAGTAGCTTTGAATGAACCATCAAGATAAGGGTTTTTAGAAGGAGCAGTATCAAAGTTTTCTTCTACCCAAGCACTAGAACGTTTAGGTTGATTGTACTTACTAGAAGGTAGACTTGCCCATATACCACCTAACTTTGCGTTAGCGGCTTGATAGTTTCCTTGTTTGACATCTTCAAGAGCATTATTGTCTTTAATAAGTTCTAAAGCAATCTTGTCTTGAGACTCAGGAGAAAAGTCAGTAATACCAAGTTTCTTGGCATATCTGTCATATGTTGTTTTAGTAATCTGATAACGACCAGCAGCAGTACTAGGACCTTCTTTAGTAGTTACTCCTATTACACCAGGATGTTTACTATAGTCGTTAAAAGTACTACCACCTACAATAGTATTATAGTCAGCTTGTTCAGCTTTACTTAAATTGGAAAGGTACCCTTGAATATTAGCATCTTCTTGAGTTCTACTATAAGAAGAAGGTTTTGAAGGCGAATAACTTTCTATACCACTAAGGTAAGGATTAGAATCCATCGTTACTCCTTATTATTTTTTAGTGCTAGCTTTATTCGGATTTAACTTAATATAATCTTCAAACTTAGCATCTGGATGAAGTTTAGACCAGTTAGCTTTAATCTGTTCTAGAGCTTCAGGACGTTGGTTAATTGCTTGTACAGCTAAATTAATGTCTTGCTGACTTGGTTTACTAACGGTATCTTCTTTAACTTCTTTTGAAGTAGTAGAAGCTTCTTCTTTAGAGCCACCTTTAGGGACTGGCATTTCTTTAAGTTTAGCTTCATAACCTTTGATTTCTTCATCAATCTTTTTACGTTGACCATCAAGTGCATTTAAGTCCTCCTGTAATGCAGTAACTTCAGCTATACGAGCTTCTTTAGTTAGCTTGTTACCATACTTGTCTGTAAAGATAGTACCACCTCTTAAACCATTAATTCTAAAGTTAATGTCATCAGCTTTAGCTTCAAGGTCTGCTCGGTCTCTTTGAGCCTGGGTAACAATAGTAGAAAGTTTACCTTTCATAGCATTGAACTCTCTAAGTTCCATACTCTTATCAAAACGTAATTGTACAGCCTCTTGACTACGTGCTTGTGCTTGTAAACGTTTATTACCTAGATCTTCTCTAATTCTATTAGACTCTTCAGCACGTCTATTACGTCCTGATTCTTTTAGATATTCAAGTTCTAGTTTAAGTTTATTAGCACCAGAGATAGCAGAATCAGCAAATTGTTGAGCTACTTGTTCCCTTAACTCTGGAGGAACTCTCATTAAATTATCAACAGGAATACCTGCATTGTTTAACTGCATAAGAGCAGTACCCCAAGCCGCATCTTTATCTTTAGGATCAGCATCAAGGTATCCTTGTGCAATCTGACCAGTAACTTCAAGAATCTTCTTAGCAGAATCTATACGACGTTCTTGTGCCATTGTACGAGTACTCTCTAAATCTTGTGCAACCTTAAGTTGTTTTTGATATTGAAGTAAAAGACCATTTTGTTTAAATAGTTCAGCTGTCTTATAAGCAGCATTAACTTGATCATTAACTTTAATAAAGTCTTGAGTAGCTGCTTTAGCTTGTTGAATAGGTGTCTTAACAACTGGTTGTGTTTCAACAGTAGGTTCTTCTGTTTTACCTGGATAACTTTCCATAGTAACAGGTTTAGTTTCATCTATTACAGGTTCTTTAGCACGTTCTTCTGTTGCTGCTCCTGTCATAAATGATGGCATAGGTGTACCATCAGCAGCTTTAGTACCTTGTAGTGATATAGCACCTTCAGGCATTACTGCTGGACGACCATCAAATCCTGTACCCATAGTATAACCACCAGGCATAGCAGGAGGTACTTGACTTGTTTTTGTTTTAGTTAGGTCAGCAATAGCTTGACTTTTAATAATGTCTTTAGCAGTTTTAAGTTCATCTAATTCAATTTGAGCTTCTTCTGTTTTAAGAACATCCATTTTTTCCCTAGCCATTTTAGCTTGAATTTCGCTAAAACTAGGAATACCATGATACATTGGAATACTAGCCATATTTTATCCTTTATCCAAAAAAGCTACCAATTGATGTACCAAGGCCAATAACACCTTGTAACAATTGTTCTTGTCTATTTTTCTCTGCTAGAGACTGATCGTAAGCAGCAGTTCTATAAGCATTAGCACCAGCTACTGGAGATTGTCCTGCACCTGATAATTGAGTTAATTGGTTATAATAATTATTAAACCAATTTTGTGCAGTCTCAGCACCATATTTTTGTAGAGATGCTAGTGTTGCACCAGATTGTGAACCACCTAAAGCAGCTCTATTACGTAGTAATTGTTTAGCTCCTTCTTCTTGAGCAAATTTATAACCAGGCATACCATAGACTCTATTAGGATCTTTCATAAGATCAGCTAAATCTTGAGCAGCAGATGCTCTAAATGGAGAGTAAGGATCAGTTTGTAATTTAGCTACATCAGGAGAAATACCTCTAGAAGCTGTTAATGCACTATAAATATCATAACCTGACTTAGCTACGTCAGCTACTTGTTTAAGTTGTCCAAAGATACCTTTTGATGCAGGGATACCACCAACCTCACCAGCAGCAAGTCCTGAGGCAATTGAAGAAGGAATATAACCTAAAGCTTGTGTAGCGGCACTAGTAAGTCCACCAAGTGTTAATCCACCTGCGGCAGCACTACCTAGAATACCAGCACCTGCTCCAGTAGCAGCAGCATAACCAGCTAAAGCGGCAGGAGTAGCACCAGCGGCTCCCATAAGAGTAGGTCCAATAAGACCCATACTAGATGCACTAACACCCGCACCTGCGGCTGCCCCACCTAAAGCTCCTGCCCCTGTTCCATAAAGTCCAAAACCAGCTGGCCCTAGAGCAACACCTGCAGCAAGACCTAATATAGGGTTGTCAAATACTTCACCAACAACATCACCAACAACATCACCTACGATGTCGGCTGCTCCTCCAACTACGTCTCCTACAAAATCAACAACTCCACCCATGATCCATCCTTAAATAAATAATGTTATCTTTACGATTAACTTCTTCAAAACCAATACGTTTAACAAATTGTAGTCCTTTAGTATTACTTTTTATAACAGTTGTAACTACTTCTAAATAGTTTTTAAATAGAGGATTAAATACTGTTCTAATATATTTACGCATATTAAAAGGTTCAGTAACTGATATGTGGAATTCATTCTTACGAATCATAATAGCTCCAACAATACCATTTTTATTCTCTACAGGAATAATACTAAAATTTCTAACTCTTTCACAAAACTCTTCAAAAGAACACTCTCTTGAATCTTTATAGCCTTCATAGGCTTTTAATAATGCTTTATGTCGCACCGGGATCGAGGTCCATCTCACAAGCTTGCAGTCTAATTGGCTGGTTGTCTGTGCAAAAATATTCATATGCTCTTCGTCTAAAGTTACCATTTTGATAAAGGACACTTCTCATTGCGTTTAGGTCAACATTACGGTATTGAGACCAGTTTTGATAATCATCATCTGTATGTCGTACTCGGAGGGTAGCACCAATCTTATCACCTACTATTTCTAGTCTACCAATAAACTTACGTTTAGTAGAGTTAGCATCTATAAGAGGAGTTCTGATTCTAAATTGGATAGGACCAACTAAATCAGTATAAGTATGCTCACTAATATTATACAATACTCCGTTGTCATTGTCAAGTGCATATGCTTCATTATTATAAGAAGTAAAAAATACTCCGTCTAATATAGTTTCTTGCCCATTAACATAAGATGTCCAAATAGACCATTGTTTAGATTTAATATCACAAACAAGAGTTAAATCATCATCTAATAAGTTAAGTACATAAAAGTAATGACCAGATACTTTTAAAGAGTATGATCTTACATTTTGTAAACTAGATTGGTTTAGTATTCTTTCTACTGATACATCTGAAATTTGTACAGGTCTTGTACCATCTAACATAAGAACTGTTCTACCAGTATTACGTCCTACAGCTACCCATACAACTGTTTGTTGCATTTCTACTACTGAGTTACCATTAGCACATCCAAACTCAATACGGAATGTAGGGTTAGGTAATAATGGCGATCCTATTGGTTGAGCTGCATCATAGAAGAACTCTGTAGACCATTGACCAAAAGCTAGTAAATAGTTAAAATGTTTAGCTAAGGCTACACCTTTATCTGGTTCTGCTTCAGCAGTAATGTAGTTTAATGCATCCCATTTAGTAGGATCATTAGGCTCACTATTCCAGATCTTACCATCATCTGTCATTACAAAAACGTAAGTATCAAAGTAAGCTGTACCTGGTACTATGTTACCTGATGGAAATCCATTTAAAGTACAAGTAGCATAAGCTTGTGTACCTGAACCACCAGGTGCTGCTATAGTAATTGTAGGAGCATTTAAGTAACCTGTACCTGCATTAGTAATAACAATATCTGTTACAATACCACCTGATATAGAAGAACTTCCTGTAGCTCTATTTCCTGCATAAGTTAATGTAGCAGTACCATCTACTTGTGATCCACTAGTAAATGTAGGTGCAGTAGATGCTGTAGTACCGGCTACTGTTACTGTATATAAGTTAGCTCCATAAGCTACTTGATCATTAAGATTATAAGCTGTAGTAGCTTGCCACTCAGGACCAAATGTTACAGCAGGTGGAGATGCATATCCTGTACCACCTACAGTAATATTAATAAAAGCTACACCATCACTTCTAACTTGAGCTAGAGTGGTTCCATTATAGGTATAACCTTTATCACCCTTTTGAAAGAACAAATATCCATCATTAAGGGTATTAGTAAAATAGCAAGGAGTTGTAGTTCCTGTTAATGTTCCTACTGTAGTTGTAGTAGTTAAGTCAGTATTATAAAGAGTATTATTTAATACTGCATATATTTTGCTAGCATAAGTATATAAACCTTGTGCTGTACCTGTACCAAAATCTACACCTGAAGATGTATATCCAGGTCTTTTCTTTGCATACATAGTTCCATTATAGTCTTCTGCAAAACAGTTAACCATCTTAGAACCTTTGTCTGTGGTATCATTACGAAACTCTACCCCATAGTTCATTGGTAATCGTAAGGTTTCGGACATTATCTAAACCTTAATACTTGAGCTCTAATATCTGGTTGGAAGAATGTAGAAGCATACTCTGTATCCCACGCCATTAATCTTTGTTTATAGTTTTCAGCTCTTTGAATAACACCTGCAAGTCTTTCTGTAGGAAGACCATAGTCAGCAGCTAATTCTGAAGCTAGACCCCAACGTAAACATTGATACCATTCAGATGGAAAGTCAAATGTTTGATTAGCTGTAGTAATATCCTCAATAGGACGTTGAACAGTAATATGTAATTCATAAGTAGTTGATGTACTTGCATTAGGAGTTAAGAATACTTTAAGTTCTCCATATGTTGCATAAGGCCAATAGTACACAGAGTTTATTGTACCTGTGTTATACTTAGAACCTAGAATGTTATATTCTTGTTGTGAAAGAATAGACATAGGTAAGTCAATATACGTATTTAAAAGAGAGTCTACAGTAACAGTTGCTGGTGTTGTAAAGGTACCACCAGACATTGTTAAAACATCACCTACTGCATAATTGTTACCACCACTATTAGCAAGAAGAGCTTTAGTAACAACACCTCCAGTATAAGTTAAATTAAATTGTGCACCTGTACCAGATCCTCCAGTACATGATACTGGATTAGTAGCTTGTACTGTATAACCTGATCCACCTGAAAGTAAAGATACCTCTGCAACTTGATTAGTAGTATTAGATATATTTCTTAAGAAAGATTGAATAAGTCTTAAAGGTTTATTAGTATTTAAATCATATGTACTAGATGGTCCAATAGTATAAGATGTTTGGTTAGACTTTAAAGGAATAGTTAACTCAGTAACTGTCCATAGTTTAATGCCATCTGTCATCCAATCTTTAAGCATCATATTAAGAACCATACTTGCATTCTCAATAGCACTAGCCGTAGGTTGTGCACCTTCTTCAAGCACACCTAATAAACGTAAAGATGACTGTATAATGTCATTACGAGTTACGCTAAATGTTGTTGTACCTGAAGTAGCCATACTTATCCTTTATGTTTACCTAATAGTTTTTGTACTGTCTTTGTTTCGTAGATACGAATTAAAGTCCAAACAATTGTAAATAAAGCTGCAATAGCAGGTAGTACTTGCATCATAGTTCCTACAGCAGTAGCAATAGATACACCATCAATAATATGTTTAGTAGCATCTGTTAAATGTTCGTTAGGCATTATAAGTCCTTGGGTTCCCAGCCGTAGATATCGGCTATTTGATATATTAGTTTATAGAAAGTTTTGTTATGAAGTTCGTATCTTTTACCTTGAAGGTACATGATAAGATGCACCATCTCATGTGCCATAGTTCTCTCAAAAGTTTGTAAATGACTTTGTTTAGCGGTACTAATTATTATACAATGTGGTTCAGGAGTATATTGTCCATATATTTCAGAATCATCTACAACCACAAAATCTATCTCGGAAGGTCTTGGTAACTTATACTTGTTGAAAGGTGGCAGATTACTTAACATTCTATAAACTGCTTTACACGTGTCAACTGTAATTAAGTTCATAGAATCAATATGGACGCGTGCCGGCTTTATCTATAATTAGAACTTGTTTACGTGGTTTATCTGCAAACTTATTAGGAATGGATATGTGTACCCATGAATCAAACTCTCGGATAAGTTGGTCATACTCAAGGTTTGTTTTAAGTATCTCTTTAACAATATTGTCAGGTGTTAAACCTGGTACTTTAATATCAGCAGCACAACCAATACAATGCTGACTTGTAGGTTTACTACCTATAGATTTATTTACTTCTTGAGATCTATAAGCAGAGTTAACCATTATAGGTCGGCCTAACACTCGACGAACTTCTTCAAGAAATCTAGCTAATCTTGTTAAGTTAGCTTTAACATCTGCATTAGGAGTGTTGTCTAAACCTAATCGTTCAGCAGTTTCACTGTGTGTTAATTCTTCTAAACTAAAGTTAGGTGTAAGTTTCATTTCTTTTTAATATAGAATAAGCTACGTTCACCAAACAAATAGAAACCAACAGCACTAGCAAAGTTATCTACTTCTACTGTAGCAATACCATTAAGATGCATATATGCCCAAGTAGCTAATACAATAAGACCAATCATAGGTCTCATTAATCTTGTAACAGCTTCTACCCAAGGATAGCTAGGTGTACCAGATCCTGCATCATTCATGACCTTAAAGAACTCTAGGTCAATCTGTTTCATCTGAGCATACTGCTCGATAGTTGCAGGTTTAAATTGATCTGGTGCTACAAACTTATTAATAAGGGACTTACCTAAGTCCATTACTACAGGAGCAAAAGCTGATAAGATTGTTATTGGATCCATTATTCAGTAGGTATTACTTCAACCCAAGATGTTGTTGCTTCATCCCATGTATAACGTTTGTCATCTGTAGGATATGGTGTTGGTGCTTCCCACTGTGCTGTTGTTTCATTTAATGTCCATGAAGCATAGGGTTGTGGTGGTATGAATGCATCTAGTGTTGCATCATACTTGTAACCAATACCTGCATAGTTCTTACGGATGTTACCATTGTAAGATGTTTGTTTCCAAGTGCCACCAAGTAAGTTAGTGCAGAATTCAATGCCAATAGCTTCGTTCTCTACACCGTCTTGATCGGCTGTGTCTTGGTTAGCAACTACGATGACTTGTGTTACTAGGTTTTCTTCGTTTAATTGTGCAAAATGTGCCATGTTTTCTCCTGTTATCTTGCGTTACTATTCTTAAAGGGGTTTTCTGCAAAGCAGGCATATATATAAGTTTGTCCTGAACTATTCCACGCAGCATTTGTATCTCTAAATTTAAATCCGTTAGACAATAAATCCAATGTGTTTAAGTTTGTATCTTCTGCATTTGATAACGCAGGGTATAATCTAGCAGTTGTTACATTATAAGTATTTCTTGAGCTATCAAACACAAACCAATTTTCTACGCCTGTAGATTTAAGTAATACATATTTTGGTCTAAATCCTGTAAATACAAAAGTTCCATCTGTAGAACCATTACCGACATAGCTTCCAAACTTACTAAACCCTGCTATTTCTGCCCAGCAATAGGCTACAAATGTTTGAGAAGATTGATTTACTGGATTATTTGTTCCAACACTAAATACTGATGATGTAGGAGCTGTATTATTCCAAGTAGTAGATGTTGCAGTAAAAGCAATTGTAGTATTTAATTGCAATACACCTGTAGCAGGACTAGCATTTGCTGACGCATGATAAACCATCCAATCACTAGAAGCTGCACTTCTGCATTTTACAATCACCATTTTAGGTGCAACACCTAAACCATGTCCTACTGTAGCATTAGCACCTGTTCCTGTGTAAGTCACAATACTAAACCCAGCAGTTGTGTTTACGGATACAGTACTCGTGATAGAACCACTCGTGTTAGATGATGTTGAACCTTGACCAGCTTGCCATTGCCAACCTACAAAATTATCACCTGTGCTATTAACATTATTATCATTTCCAACAGTAAAACCATTAGAATTAAATGCTGTAATATCTTGAGTAGTTGTGCTTTCAGCATTTGTTAAATTAGAAAATAGTCCTTTATTAGCTCCACGAACAGAGTCAAATAATTGATGATTACGACCAGCTAATGTTCTATTTTTAACCCATACAAAGTCAGGTTGAAATAATGCTGCATTGGTAATTAGTCTTCCACTTGTGCTACTTCCACTATAAACAGTTGCATCCATATACTTATTACCCTGTAATATGGTAGGGGTAGGCAGGTTAAATGTGTTTAGTGCTACAAAGCCTGATGGTGGTGTGTATGAGAATGGTCGTTGTCCAAAGTTAATGTCTAGTCCATTTGATTGTGCTTGTGAAACTGCTGCAAAGAAATCACCTGTAAGTGAACTAAATGCTACACCTTGGCTTGTATTGTTTTTATAGAAAGTAATAGACGCACTTCCAGCAGTAGACATATCTAATGCAACACCTATTACATCACCAGCAGTATAAGATGCACCATAAGCTACACCTGCACCTGAATTATTATATTTATTACCGCCCATATAATAACCATATCCATCTGCATCACCTGTATAACCAAGAATTGCACTTGGGAATGTAGATGTTGATGTAAATGGTCTATGAATACCTATCATAGTTCCGTTAGATGTAGTTCCTGAACAAGTTACTTCCCAATACCATTTACCTGAACCTGAAGTCATTACCATAGTTGTGCCTATTGCTGACCAACCGTTAGGACCAGAATTAGTTACATATAAATTACCTGCTGATATTGATCTTACTGCTGAACCTGAAATACTTGAAGGCGTTAATTGGTCATATACAGGGAAATTACCTACAGTCGCACTTGTATTAGTAGGAACATCTAGCATAGCATCATAGGTTGTGCCTGCTGTTAAGCTAATGTTGTTACAAGTCCAATTATTACCGTTAGGTGAACTATCGTAGCCTAATGTTGTGGTAGATGTTGTGTTACCAAATGTTAGGTAGAAACCGTTAGTGCCATACATACCTGTATATTTAATTGGTTTCCAATTACCGTATGCGTCATTGTTACCAAAGTAATATGGTTCTAGTGCTTGACCGTCAATGAAGTTAATGTCAGTCATGTAACCGTCAAATTGTTGGTCGCTATTCCAGCTTCTTCTACCTATTGTATGTAATGCTGTGCTGTTAAAATATGTATCTCCATTTAATGTTGGATATGCAGAACCTGCTTGAAATGAAGTTTGTTGATTGCCATTTACATATATCTTTAATCTATTTGCTTCTGTTGCTTGTGTTGTATCACAAGCCACTACTAAATGATACCAAGCAGCAGGGTCTCGTGGCATTAAATTTGTAATTAAATCAGAACCAGCAGCACCATTTATACGAAAGCTATAATTAGTTCCATCATTAAGATAAATTGCAGTTTGTCCTTGTGCGCCAAATAATGTTCCCATATTTACAGAAATAGTGCCTAGTTTTATCCAAGCAGACCATGTCCATGTTTTTCTATTAGATGCAACACTTGGTGTTCTATTTAAGTATGCAGAGTTACTTCCTCTAAACCTTAAAGAATTGTTTAGGTTATTAGTAAGTGGTGTTAAAGCACCTGTAGCTGTAAATGTGTGGATAGTATTACCACCTGATGATGTAACTAGACCACCGTTAAATACTTGTGAACCAGCGTATGAGATGATAACTGTTCCACTACCGCCTGCACCACCATTATAATTGCCTGTTGCAACATAACCTGCACCGCCACCACCACCACCTAAATTGGTTGTACCAGAAACTGCTGGAGTTGTGCTACTACCTGTTTGACCTTGACCTCCGCCACCTGCTCCACCTACACCACCAGTATTAGTTCCGTAACCACCACCTCCACCACCACCTGCATAAGTTACAGAAGAACCTGAAATGCTAGATGCAGTACCTGCACCACCAACACCTGGAACTTGTAATACAGCACTTGTACCTGCAGCAGACGCTCCTCCGCCACCACCACCAGCATTTACACCTGCACCACCAGCATTACCTTGTCCTGAAGTTCCTGAACCACCTGTTTTGGGTGCAGTTTCGCCTTGACCACCACCGCCTGAACCGCCTGATGCACCTGAACCACTTGAACCAGCTCCACCACCACCGCCTGTTGCAGTTAAAGTAGTTAATCCTGTTCCTGATATTACTGAGTCGCTACCATTAGGAGCTGCACCAGCACTAGAACCTCCAGCGCCACCAGCACCCACAGTAACTACATAGGTTGCACCTGAATAAAGTGTAGTAGATGATGTTAAAAGACCACCAGCACCTCCACCTCCCGCTGCTCCTTGACCACCATATTGTCTACCGCCACCACCACCACCAGCTACGACTAAATAACTAGCTGTTACAGGTGTAAGAGGGCTTAATGTGCCTGAAGATGTAAATGTATGTATTTGGTTACCACCTGAAGTAGTAAGAGTTCCACCTACGAATTTAGGTGTAGCAGATGCGTAAGATATGATGACTATGCCTGAACCGCCTTGTCCACCTATGCCTGATGTAGCTCCACATCCTCCACCGCCACCGCCTGTATTAGTTGTTCCTGGAGTTCCATTTGACCCTGGTGATCCACCAGCACCCCCGCCTCCTGTGCCACCAGCTCCTGCAGTTCCTCCATATAGTTGATTAGCGCCACCTCCTCCACCACCTGCATAGGTCACACTTGAACCTGAAATGCTAGATGATAAGCCGTTACCGCCTGCACCTGAAGTAGTAGATGTACTATTAGCACCCACAGCACCTGCGCCACCACCACCAGCTGACGGATAAGGTGAAGCTGCATAAATGTTAGAACCACCATTATTACCTTGACCTGCTGTAGCAGTTCCTCCTGATGTTGTTGCATTACTACCAGCACCACCACCTGAACCTCCGTTACCACCATTGCCACCAATTACAGCTCCATAACCACCGCCAGTAGATGTGATAGTAGATAATCCTGTGCCAGATATTACAGAGTTATTTCCTTGTGTTCCATTAGCACCAGATGTAGAAGCTCCTCCTGCACCTACTGTAATAGAATATGTATTAAGAGTAGATAAAGAAGTTGTTGATGCAAGCATACCACCTGCACCGCCACCACCAGCAGACCATGAGCCACCACCTGACCCACCACCAGCTACAACGAGATAAGATGCAGATATGTTTGTACTACGAGCAGATAGAATACCATATGCTCTGGCTGCTTGAACTGCTAGGCGTGACAATAATGACATTAACTAATTCCTATTTGAATTGTGTTTGTGCTGCAAATACTGTAAATGCTGCTGAACCTGTTTTAACAATGGTATATGAGTAAGCATCTATACCTGAAGCATTACCACTTGTCCATGCTGTGCCACCTTGATATTTAGGTGTAACTGAAGTACCGTCAATAGTGATTGCATTGTTATAGTAAGCTGTTGCACCTTGTGACACTAGGAATACTAATGTAATAGCTTGACCTGTTGACATAAGAGTATCTAAAGATGTACCGCTTGAAGCTCTAAAGTTTACTGTCCAGTTAGCACTTGCGTTTGTTGTATAGTATAGCACAGACTGTGAAGTTGCATCATAGTTGATAGTACCTGTAGCTGCTGTAGCTGATACTGTTGCGACTTCTGCTGCATCTTGGAATACTGCAGCGATAGCTGTTGTTGAACCTGTAAATGTTTGAGTACCTGTAAATGTATTATTTGCACTTGTAACAGGAATATTTGCACCTGCTAATGTAGAAGCACCAGTACCACCAGAACCTACTGCAATTGGTGTACTAAATGTTTGAGCTAATGCAAAGGTATTAGTAGAATCTAATTGAGGAAAGTTTTGTAAATCAATAGCAGTTAAACGAAGTTCAACTTTATCACCTGCACTAAATGCTGATGCAGTTGTATTATCTTGAGCTCTTACAATTGTGAATGTATCTGTTGATCTAGCAGTTACTTTAACAATTTCAATTGTAGTACCTGCAGTATTAGAAAGAGTACAGTAAAAATATGCTGATCCAGCTAAAGTAGGAAATAAAGCTCCTTGCCCTGCTGTTACTGTTAATGAAGTAGCACCTACTAGAATACTAGAAGCTAGTGTGGTTGCTGCATTATTGGTAAATAAATTTAATCCTGCCATAATATTATCCTAAAGTAATAGTGTTTAAAGCTGAGCCATTAATAGCTGTGGTTGATTTAAGTGGATTTGGTGATACTAAGGTACTAAGAGTTACTGTCTCGGTTACTGGAATAAGTACTGCTGGGAATGTAAATGCAAAGGTTATAAACTGATCAGGAGGCTCTGGTCGTAACCAAGGAGCTATCTGAGTATCAGGAACACCTCTTACAAAGTCTTGTGGTTGACGGATCTCCCAGTCATCATCACAACACATTAAACCATCCCAACGTTCGCTTAATGCACTAGCTTTGTACTTACGACCACAGACATCACAGTCTGCTATCCAGTCTCCTTTGTCATATCTAGAGGTATAACTCAAGAGATTCTCCTAAACGTTAAGAGGAGCTAATACTGGAAGGTCTGCTACAATAGTATATACATTAGTTAAAGATGTAGTAGCTGTCATTTCAAGACGGTAAATAACACCATCTAAACCACCTGTAATTCTTTGAGCTACCTGTTGCCCACTAATAGTAGGACTACCTACTTTAATAGAATTAGGGCTAGAATCAGTGCCTGATACAACTTCAACTGTACAAGTAGCAGAACTTATAGTCTCACTTGAAGCCATTATAGGTGAGAAGTCAAACGTAAACTGTTCATTTTCTGTAGTTATTTTGTACGAAAAAGCAGCACTCATACACGAGTATCCTTATCAATAAATATTGTTCTGAATTTGATTACAGTAACTTCTCTAATTTTATCAGCAGCATAGATAAGTCTATCTACTGGGTAGTTAATAAAAGATACTGCATTAGCAAGTAAACTTGCAATTGCTGTAGAAGTAGCATTAATATATTTATTAATAAGCTTACTTAATATAATAACACAATTTACAGAAATTGTCAAGGTTTTTGGTATAGTATTTTGTAATATAGCAGTTACACTTGAAACTACAGATAAAAGTCTATAATAGAACCTACCTGATAATAAAATAACTGTTGAACTAACTGAAGCTGTAATATCTTTTAAAAAGCTCTTTATAAAAGAAATAGAGGCTATTACAGAAGATGTTACTAAAGGTATAATTTTATCTATACTTTTAGTAAGACTAACTGAAGATGATGAATAAGCTAATAAAGTAATTAACCTATTAGTAGCTGTAAGTATAGTAGCAGTTACTACTTGTATATCAGTAATAAATTTACTAATAAGTTTAGATAAAGTAGTTGTAACTGTACTTATAACAGTTTTTGTAGTACTTATAGCTTTAGTAATAGCTGAGGTTGAAGTAGATACTACAGATAGTAATCTACCATAAGCAAACGCTGCTACTATTGTTACTACGTTAGCTAAACTAGTTAATAATGTTTTATTAAACTGTTTAGTAATACTTGCATTTAAATAAGTATCTTGAGTGGAAGCACTATTAATAGGATTTGCATTTAAGAAAAAACTATTAATAGCCCCACTAACATAACTATAAACTTGATTGACGTAAATGTACGCAACGAGAATTACATTTCGTTGTACTGGCCCACCATTTACGACCTCTTCGTTAACTGCCCTTTGATTAAGAGCCATATCATATTAACTAAATTGAGTTTTAAAAGTGAACTGAATGCTGTCACCTGATGTTAAACCAATACCTGTAAAGTCACCTTTAACAAATAAGTTACCAGATGTATTAGCATCAAACAAACCTGCATTAGTAATAGTTACAGTACCTGAAGCAGTTAATGTACCAATAACTTGATATGTGTCATTAGTTGTAGATGTTGTTTGTTGTGTTGCTGTACCAGTTGTACGTGAACCTGTTTCTGAAAACAAAGTAGTATCAGTAGCAGCAGTAGTACCAGCACCTGTACCCCAAGCAACATACTTAGGTTGTGTAGCAGCACCACCAGCAAGGTAATTTGTTACAATTGCCTTACCAGTATTGACTAATAATGTAGCCATTTTTTAATTCTCCATAATAATCGTTTAAGTGGATTCTTGTGCCAATATTGAATTGTTCCAAGTTCTTCAATAGAACCATCTGCCCGAACAATACGAGCAGATATTTCCATTTGTTTTACTTTAGCTTCAGAAGTGATCATGATAAGTTCTTTAGTTTATAAATAGTACTTAAATATAAAGCAAGGATTGAATCAATGATATTTTGAATAGCTGATCTAGAAGAAGCAGAGTGACGTAATTTCTCAATCATGTTTACTTGCTTAACTAAAAAGTCATCAATAGGCTCTGTTGGTGTAGTAGCAAACAAAGGGATGTCTGCCATAATGCCTTCATCCCCTTGATAAGCTTCTGCAAGATCATCGGCTAGTTCAATAACTTCTTCATAAAAATTACCAAGAGCTTTATGCGCTGCATAACTTTTAGTTTTTAAATGTTCCTTGTGGGTAACATTACGTGCATGGAACAATAATCCTATGATCTCTTCCATATTAACTCCATTGCTTAATACATTCAATTAGTAAACTGAATGATAATGAGCCTGATGAATAACCGTCTGTATCATATAAAACTTTGCCATTTACACCTGCACCAGCATTGTTTTGTAAGAAACCTACTTGTTCTCCCATTACAAATCCCCTACCTACAAATCTCCAGATAGGTACATCTGCTGTAGCATCCCAATAAAGGTTAACAGCTAAGCCATCTTCTACGTCATAAGTTACTTTTTTAATTGCTACTTTAGTAGGTTTTTGTGAGTTTAGACCTGTAGAATTAACTGAAGCAAGAAGTGCTGGGTCAATTAAGGTTGCTAAACTTACGTTACTTGTATCTAAAAGTCCTACTAACTTAACAACTAAATTACGTTCACTATCAACTAACGTTTGAATCTGAACTGAATTAGCCATGTTATTCTCCTATTATCTTGTAATTTCAGTAGATGCTAGGATGTAATCAACAGTTAATGTATCTGTAGCTGTAGGAGTAACTTGCATTACTGGGCCTAAAGCAACACTAGTTAAAGTTGTACCTGAAGTACCAATTGTTGGTGCTGCTACTCTAGCTACAAGTAGATTATTATTATAAACATAAAGATCTACACCATCAAAATAAAAACCTAGTTCAAGGTATGTATCAGCTACTGCTGTTGCAACACCTGTTACTAATGTAGTTGCTGTTGAGCCTACTGTAGAAACTAAGTTAACTGATGTTGATGAAGCAGCTTTAGCAAACCATAAACCGTTTGTTGTAGCAGAACCATTTCTTAAACCTACATAGAATGCTTTTGCACCTGATACTGCTGAAGCTTTAATTCTTGTTGAGAACCATACAGCATTACCTGCAACAAAAGCAACATTAGATGCTGTTTTGTAAGCAGCTGATGCTGTTGTTGTACCACCTGGTGTTAGAACTGCAATACCACCATTACCATCTGTTAAAGCAAATGTTGAAGAAGTACCTGTTACAGTATACTCTGCAACTGTTTCTGTAAAATCATTTGCATACTGAGCAACACCTGTTAAACGTGAACCACTTGAAGTAAATGGACTTGGTAATGGATAATCACCCATTAAATACTGTGCATCATTTGTAGATACACCATTTGAAAATCTTGTTGGATTTGACATATAAATCTCCTTTGACGTTGTATGTTATA